CATGCTTCTTCGCTTCTTCTGCGGGGTGTAACTCCCTCTGCAATTCGTCGGTGATCTGTGAGCCGCTCAACTTCTTGTTTTGTACCGTCCTGGCAAACTGCAAGGTATCGTGCGCCAGCTTCGCTCGACCTTCGTCTGTGGATTGGTCATAGAGAGGGCTGGCGTTTATCATCGTCACAGCATCCTGCCAACCCTTATCTTTCTGGAGAGAGAGTGTCGTCCAGAGCGCGGCGGCATCCCGATTGTTCAACCCTTTGAGCCTGTAGGGGGTCAAGTCTGTTTCGCTCACCAATGGGACCCCGGCGGCGAGAATTTCAGATGCTATCTCCGTGCTCTTGTCTTGCGCTTCCTGTCGCATCAGACCGCGCTGTTGCAAATTAGTGACGCGGTTTTCTCGCTGAATCTGCGCTGCTCGCGTAAGTAGATGATCGGCAACGCGGCGCGGAATCCAATCCTTATCTGCAGCAGTGAGATTTTCCCGCCTTGTTATCTCCGCAAACCCCAATTCCCCGCTTTCAACATGAGGGTCGAGAGAATCTAAGATTTTCTGGTCTTTTTCATCTTGCACTTTCTTCGCGTAGGTCTCCTGCCGTGATTCGTCGGCCATCATCTTCTCAGCCATGACGCGGTCCGGCTGGCCGTTCTCATCCACAATGCCATGCTGCTTGAGCCAGTCTCCATCCTCCAGCGAGGCGTACCGGGCCTCGAAGTTGGGTGTGCCGTCAGGATGCTTGTATTCCGGCCCCTGGAATACCGATGCTTTGATGTTGAGCGCCCCATTCAGGTTTTGAGACTCGGCTTGCTCGGTGAGGTGCTTGTCGGTGTCGATTGCATGGTCACGCAGAATGTCCACTTCTCCGGGAGAAAGGTTGGTCAGATTGAGCGGCCCGCTTTCCTTGCCCTTCAACTGCGCAATCGCCTGTTTCCGCTCCGCCGGGTTCGCGCTGTAGATCGCGGCCTCGTTGATTTGCTTCTGCGCGGTCTCCGTAAACTTCTGCCAGTACTGTCCGGCCTCCGCATCTCCAATCAGGCCCGCTTTCCTGAGTCCCTCGACGGCCCCGCCAAACTCGTACATCGCGGCTGCTGCTCCGGCCACATCTCCTAGCCTCTGTGCGACGGTGTAATCCTTAACGGCGGTCTCGCGCACCTGCGCCAGATTCGCTTTTCCCTCATCTTTTAGCAAGCTGAATTGCCGCATCTCACCCGCGTGGTTCAGCATGGGCATCTGGCCCTGCACGGCCATCTGAATCTCGGCATAGGCGGGCGACTTCGCCATGTCGGAAGAGATTTCGTTGAAGATTCCCTGCGGGCCGGTGTACTGGTCTACGACGGCCTGCACATCCCCGGAATTCTGCGTCTTCTCCAGAGCGGCGTGCATCGCAGCCTCAGCCGCCTTCATGCGGTTGCTGGTCGCCAGCATGTCTACTTGCTTTTGAGCTTCGCGCTTGCGAGCTTCGAGTTGCTGGCCTTCGAGAGCCATGCCCTCGATTTCTCCGCCCATCTCGGAGACAGCCTCCCCCGGCTTGCCCGCCTCACGAGGGTTCATGTAGGGCTTGTCTACCGGGGAAAGTGTCGGGACTCCGGGGATTTGCGGCATTTCACTCCTTACATCTTGTCAAACATGGCGTTGGGAACCGTTGGAACGCCGCCAGTTGGGGCAGGCGTCTGCGCAGTGGCTCCGGCGAAACTCGTCATGGATTTCGTCAGCCCGCTCAGGAACGTTCCAATCCCGCCCATCGTTCCGGTGAACGCAGCGATCTTGCCGTAGTACCGCTGCATTGCAGCCTCTTCGCTGCCCGCCTGCTCCATCTGCTCGCCCTCTTGCGCGCCGCGCGCCGCCGTCGCCATCATGACGAGCAGCGGAGACCCGGAAGCGATGTCCACCCCGGCGGCGGAGTAGGCGCTGGCCTGCTTGCCCGTCAGCACAGAATACTTCTGCTGGTTGGCCTGCATCTGGTTGCGCATGTTTTCAAGCGTTACGTCGGCGTTGTAGTCGTAGGCAGCTTTCTGCTGCTGGCCGGATTGGTACTGCCCAATGCCCGCAACAGCGGACCCCGCCACTCCGATCCCCATAGTCAGTGCCGATAGTGCTTGAGCGTCCACGGCGTTATCCCTTCACTTCAAAAAACTGTGCCCACATATCGCAGGTCTCTCCGAACGGTCCGAACTTCCGCATCGTGCCCTCATACGCGAATCCCAGGTGCTTGAGTATCGAGGCCGAGACTCCCTTCACGCACGTCGCCTGCACTCTGGCAAAGCCGTTTTCTAGCGCCATGCGGGGAATGTACTTGCGCAAAGCCCGGTAGCACGTCTTGACGTTCCGGCGAAAGAAGATGGTGGGCATGAACCATCCCTCTCCGCGATTCCATCCCAGGTTGACGATCCCGCCCGCAAACACCGGCACACCGTCCGCCAACAGGCAGCACGACACGCTCCCCGGCGAGAAGTAGGCGCGATCCACCCGTAGAGCCAGCATCGAGGGCGGAGCGCCTTCGAGCAGCTTGTCCAGGTACTCCGGGTTGAGTGGCACAATCTCGCAGTTCATGCTCAGTCTTGATTGACGTTCATCCGCATTACGATTCCTCGAAGCGTGAACGGCAGAGGGTCGTCTTGCACGATGTAGAACTTCGACTCCTCATCCCAATCCGCATCCAAATCGAGGGTAAATTCGCCGGTGGTCATTGCCGGGGTTTTGCTCCTGGCCCCGGCGTCGTACACAATATCGTGCAGGTGGTCCAGATCGGTTCCAATCTGCCCGCCCATCGCTTCGTACAAGGAAAGTGTAACCCGATTGAGCTTCTGCTTCATGCCGCGCGTGGTGGCTCCCTGCGAAGTCAGCACAGGGTTAGTCGGCTGCACCGTCATCTGGTAGGGAATTCCGATGGTGACGAGGTTGGCGTAGTAAGGGAACGTCACCATGTCGCCCGTCACCGTCGTTGGCGGCAGAATCAATGCGCCGTCTCCCACGGCAACGACCTCTTGCCCGGTCAGGTAGCTCATCCCCGTAACCTGGTTCGTCACTTGCTTTACCGTTCCTCCGCCCGTGTAAACGTTCCATGAGGATGAGTCCACTCCTTCCAGCCCGAAGCTGTTAGTTGTCTGCGGCACGGCAACCGTGTAGGCTTGCGTGGCGTCTTGGTTGATCTCCGTCATGCCCTCGACGCCGGTTATCTGCACCATCTGTCCCACCGACAGTCCGTGATTCGGAGCGGTGACAATGCAATTCGGCCCGCCGCGCGCGATGCCGGTAATGGCCACCGGAGGAGCGCCCTGCCACTGCTGCCCGCAATGCACAAAGAAAGCGTTGCTCAACTGCGAGAACAACTCCTGCGGCATGAAGTATTCAACATACCGCTGAGTGACGCCGTTGATGGTGCGATTGACCACCAGAGCCACCTGATCCTCTATATTTGCTCCGCTGATAACCGCAACAGATTCAATAGTTCCGCCCTGTGTCTGCATATTTATACGGAACCATGCCATCACCTGATCCTGCTTGTTGAAAACGAGGCCTAGCAACTGCCCGTCGTTGCGCACTGCCCAGTAGATCGGGTACGGCTCCATCTGAAATGAAGTCTGTGCGATGCCTGACGTTGCCTCAGCCAGCCCCAGCGTGATGCTGCGATTCAACCGCGTCAGGTCGTAGGGATTCCACTGGTTAGTCACAAAATCGTAGGAGAGGAAGATCACGACCCGCGATGACCGGGAGATGAAGATAGCGGAGTCGCCAGCCAACTGAGGCTGCAATGCGCCGACGCCCATGTTGGTCTGCTTGGCCGCGTCTACGTTGGTTTGACTCAGCGATGCACCATTGGTCCCTGTCATTACCCACACGCCGCCTGCTGTGCCTATCTGCAAGCCGTTCGGCGTTCCGATCATGCTGAGAATCTGGTCCAGCTTGTTCGATACCAGCGTGAACTGAATGGCGTAGTCGTCCTCGTTCGGGTCGCAGATGAAGTCTGGGTAGTCGTCTTGGACGCTGCCATTCAGTTGCGCGGGATTATTGAGGCTCCCGCCCACGGTCAGCCGTTCCTGATAGAGCGTCCCGCAGCTTGGATAATCTCCTGTAGCTGCGAACATCGGCACGACCTGGACAGCAAACCCGCCGCCCTGATATTGCAGGTAGCTCTCGGAACTTATAGTCGCTCCGGTATCGGGGTCAAGCAAATTGAAGTACCAGCCCGTCGCGGAGATGGTCGATGCCGTGCCTGTGGAATCGACCACCGCAATCGAGACTGAGCCGTAAGCCATTCCTGAAACCAGAAACTCGCCCTCGTTCAAGTCCGCCATGCCGGAACAGAGGTTGATGTAGATTCTGCTGCCATCGGCAAAAGGCTGACTGGCTGCGCCGCTTGCTAGAACCAAAGTGCAGGGGTCCGACTGCGAGATCAGGCTGATGCACTGGCCCAGCGCAGAATACCCCGTCTTCGCCACATCGGTTGTGCCGCGATAAGGAGGCTCGCCCGGTTGCTGGCCTGGAAGAGAAAGACTGTACTGCCAGGAGTTCGCAGCCAGGCGCTCAATGACGGCGGGCGGGTAGTTTTGATGGAACACCCACAGCACGTCCGCACTCTGCGTCGAGCAATCCAAGGCAAAGAGATCAGCCTCAGCGTAAGGAGTGGCTAACTCGATAGGAAACTCTGGCAAGCCGCTCCCATCTTGCCAAGCTATAGCGTTCCAGACCACGACGGGAGGATTGGCAAATTGATTGATTGCTAAAGGAAACTCATCATATTGGTTGGCGTTTGTGCAGACGCCAACTGAATTCTGATTCACCATATAGAGTGGCGATGTCCAAGCGGTCGTTGTCCAAGGGGTCGCATAGTAGATCGGGTCCGGCGTAACCGTCCAAGCCGACAGATCAACATAGTTGCTGCTCGGAGAATTCAGCGATCCCAAAGTCCGAATAGCCGCCTGAATCGCACTGGCGGCGTTGTTGGCTGACGTTGTGTTGGCCAGCGCAATAGTGATACCTTGATTCGGCGAACTGCCGGTCACGGCGACACTCAAAGCATCGGACCCATTGACAGATATTGTGATCGGAACAGTGTTGGCGTTGCTCGTTCCGTAGGGAGCACCTATAAACAAATTCCCACTGACGTGTCTGTAGAACTCCACAAACGGGCCAATCTGCACCACGTTGCCGATGACGTAAGCCGTTGCCGGATCGTAATTGAGCGATGTAGGCAGTTGAAGAGCCAGCCCCAGAGACCAGTTTCCCTGCGTGGCCGCTTCCCATACGCGCACGATTCCAGCGGAGAATTCCAGAAACGCTCCCTGCGCGGTAGAGAACTGAAACGGAACCAGACGGCTCTTGCCGCTGCTGCCCGTCTGCATGGTGCGGCTTGACACTCCCTGAGTCGGGCTGATGGTGTAATTACCTGTTCCACCCGTTCCAGTGCCGAATGCCGTGATGGTGGTTCCCGCACTCGCACCGAAGATGGTCTCGCCCACCTGCAAGACACCGTAGAAAACCGCCGTCACCGTCATAACGGTTCCGGTGATGGAAGCGGTGAACATCGCCCCGCCGCGCGCCGTGGCCCCGGCGAAGTATGTCCCCGGCATCATCTTTGCCCCGCCTTCAACTAGCGGGACCGCGTTCTCCAATGTCAGGCAGGCGGAAGCGTACTTGGCAATGTCGTCTCGGAAGTCACACAGAGGCCCGATTTCTCCGGTGTTGAAGGAATTCCGAGTTGTGTACGCCTTCCCAGCCATGACGCTCCTCTAGTCCCAGCCTGTAAAACAGCGTCCGGCGTCCACCCAGCTTGTCGAACCTGCCTCATCCTGAGAAAAATCGAGGCACTCATTCTGCGCCTCTGCGGAGTTCAACGCCTCCCTGTAGTCTTCCTGCATGTCCTTTTTCTTCTGCTTGTCTTCAGTCACAGGAATGGCCAGTTCCATCGCCAGCCGCGCAGTGAGGCAGTTGACGAATCCGGGCATGAGTTGGCTGTAGTCGGTGATGAGTTGAATGTACGTGATCGCTGCCGGTCCCCGGTGCCCGCCGTAATCAGTCAGCGCATAGCGACCGGCAGGGAAGGGTGGGGTATACGGCGTGGGCGGGTCTGTGAGCGGGCTTGCCCATCCTGCCGTCAGCGTCTCGATCTTGTAGGGGGTGTCGAACGGCCAGAATGGAGGGTCTTCGCGCCTGTACCAGCCTTCGCCTTCCGGCCCCCATCCCCACCAAGAATCATGCCTGCCGTGCGGTCGCTGTTGAGGCCGCACAAAGCGCAGCAGGTCGGCGGGTAGCGCCCAGGCGTGGCGGTAGGCGTAGAGAGGAATGACAGGACTCAGTTGCAGTTGGACGCGGGTTTTGGCGAACTTCCAGTCCCGCTCGGAGAGAACTTCCTGAAAGATCGCATCCCACACCGCCAGAACCTTGACCGCGTTCGGTGTGCCATCGTTGAGACTGACCAGCGTCCCGCGCGCGCCGATGCGCCCAAGCGCCAGATTAGCGATGCTCGCCTGCGAATAGTTCATCTGGCCCTTTCAGAAAAAAGGGGAGACGAGGCAAAGCCCCGCCTCCCTGGGTTATTGCTATCGTGAGGCTTACTGTTCCGCGCCGGTTCTCGGTCCCCACCATGAGACGAGAGTCCCAGCGGCAGGATTGCCTGTGCCTGGAGTGGCGTACCAACGCAGGAACTCCAAGACATCGGCCTTGTTGACCGGGATGTAATAATGCGCCCCGGACACTGCGAGTTGAGCGAGAGTCAGCGTCCGTGACGCGATCTCGGTTGTGGCGTTCGTGTTCGCGCTTGTGCGCACCGAGAAGGTGATTCCGGTGAACCCGCTCCCGCCGTTGGTGAATGGTTGACCGATGATGAAGTGGACACCCTCTTCCACCCCTCCCATTCCGACCACTTCCGGTGGGTTGGTCTCCGCCTTTTCATTCAAAGACGGAAATGCGGGGATGTACGGGAAGGCCGCTCCGCTTGCGTAGGTTCCGAAGTCGATCTCGTTGGTGCAATACTGGGCTCCGGCAGTGCCGCCGGTCGCATTGGTTCCGAGAGGTCCGGCCCAGTTGACCGAATCGCCGCTGTAACCTGTCGCCGCAGTATAGGTAACAGGCCCAAACGTGCTCCCGCCGCAACCGTGGAAGTATTCTGCTGCATCTGTGATTGGCATTTGAGTTCTCCTGTCTCCGTTACGAGGTTGTGGTTACGGTGGTTTCGTTGTTCTGGAGCATTTCGTCCATGACGACTTGAACTCCCTGGAAGCGGGTGATTCGCCGGGCACCCCAAATGTCGCCGGTCTCTATGTTCTGCGTGTAATATCCGTTCGTCTTCTGCGACATTGCACGGATATTCATTTGATTCAGTATCCCACGGTTGACGATGATAACCGTACCGGGAGCATCACCGCCGTCAGGAAGATACCCAAGCGCCTGAACGAGAATGTTTTCGTCAAAGTCGCCAGACTGAAGAGCGGTGGGATTCACGTTGGCGATGCGCTGGACGCAGCGTTCATCGACGACCTGGAGGCCGATCTTCCATTGTAGGTAGGTGACATAGGCCTGAATCGCTTGGCTGTCCGCCAGAAGGCCGGCGGGCGGGCTGGGATTGTTGTTCTTGGTCCAGGTCTGCTCGCCGAGATTTCGGATTTCGAGGCCGGCTGGTGAGTTCGGTGGGTAAATGGCTTGCACCTTGTTCTTGCCAAACTGGAAGCACCAGATGCTCGTGGAGTTGCCACCCTCATACCCACCGTCCCAAACATTAGGCTTCCAGGTGGGGTCGCCGTTGGGAAGCGCGGTTGTGTTGTGGAAGCGGGTTGCCAGTCCATTGAACGATCCCGGATCGACCGCCTTGCTCCCGTACCACATGGTCGCACTCAATTTTTGGCCGAAGCCCTCGACCTTGTTGTCCAACTGATCGGCCATGTACTCGGTCGGGTTGTTCTGAATCTTCACAGTCTCCACATCCTGCACGGACCAGCCGACGAACATCGCAATGTCGTCGGTGATTGCCGTGTTCTTGGAAGATGTGACTGAGGCGAATTCGTTGAGGCGGCGCGTTGTGGGGACCGGAATGTAGTCTGTGCGCGTTGCCACATTCAGGGTGATGTTGTTGCTCGCAACCATCGGCAGGAATTCGAGAAGCGGCGTCTTGCGCCTCAAAATCTTGGCGGGTTGCACAAACACTGCGCGGGCGTCTGAGGACGAGTAATTGTTGATTACGTCCGAGAGTGTTGAGTAACCGAGTTGTGACTGATCTGCCATGAAACTCTCCTATCCTCAGCGGCCTACACTCGCGCGGGAGGCAGGTTGAACGCGCTGAGGTCGTACCCTCTCGAAGCGGGATCGGAAGC